TCGCTAGTCCGCGTCGCAACCCATCGGCACGGTTGCATTTGCGATGAGTGGGCGCGGTCTCCATGTCGGAACGTTGGTCGCCCTCGTCCAAGTGGTGGAGTTCCCACGTCGGGTCATCCTGCTCCACGTCGTGGCCGCACAACGGGCACGGGTACGGGAGGTTGGCTTGCCACCACTCGCGCCGCTTCTGCCATTGCGAGGAGTTGTCATGGGTCAGGTGTAGCGGCATGGCTCAGACGACGAGGACGAGGGCGATGACGGCGGCGACCAATGCAACCACTGCGATGAGGGCCGTGAGGTTGGGCGTCATGGGTTGTCCCGGGTCTGAGGGATGGGGCGTGGTCTGTGCCGTGCCGCGTCATCCACCAGGGTCCGGGGGGGAGGATCGCTTGGGGTCATCGTCCACCCGGGCACGTGCCGTGGCTAGGGCTTGCCGCGCTTTGGCGCTACCTCGTGCCGCGACCTCGTCGGGTTGGCGGTCTCCTCGCAGGACGTTGGTCACGGGTGGCGGCGGGTTGCCGGTGAGGAGCGAAGGTTGCCACGTGCGATCCCGGGTGGCAATGACGGCGGGCGTGTTGGCGGTTGTGTCCATGGCGGCGTCTATGGCGGCGTGGCCCACGTGGTCCATGTTGCGCGTTGCGGCGGCGCTATGGAGTGCGGCATAGATTCCGGGTCGGTCCCATCCTGGCCGCATTGCGTGGACGAACTCCGTGAGGGCGCGGAGTTGTTGCTCTGTCGTCATTGCGTGTGCGCCTCATCCATCGTGCGTCAACGCCCTACTAGGTACAGGTCCAATGGATGGTCAACCACTCTTCCTCTTCCTCTTCCTCTTCCTCTTCCCTTCCTCCACTGAGCCCTCAGTGAGTGAGTCACTGAGGGCTCAGTGAGGGCTCAGTGAGGACTCCATGAGTGACGGCCGGTTTCACGCTCAACCGTTGCCACACTTGACGAAACCTTTCCTCGGATGAGGAGCGGTTTCGTGTGCGCGCTCCTCGCTTGATTGAGTCAAGACACGAGAATTGGATAGATCATCGGTAATTAGTCTCGTGCACTTGGCGACAAACGATCACCGAAACGCCTCGTCCCATGCCTGTACGGACTCCGGTTTCATGAGTGCCACGTAGGGGTCTCCGGACCCGCCGTTGCCGTGAATCGTCATCACGTTGGACACCAAATCTCGCTCGGGCCAATCGGCGGTATGGAGCCACACGGTCCGTGTTGAGACGTCCGCGACGAGGACCGGAGCGAGGACAGACCATTGCGTCAACGCTTGGAGTTTGGCTACCTCTAGGAACGGCTCACGACGTCCGCGGGCGTCAATGACCTCCACGAGGAACACAGACGAGTGATGCCCGATGAGGAGGTCTGGAGTGTGTCTGAGGAACGTGTGCGCCCGTGCGGCTTGCTTCACTCCGCCGCTCCACACGCGTTGCCCGATGTAGTCCGCGGACCATCCACGGTTGAGCAGGAACGCCCGGAGTTTGTCCTCGTCCGCCTCGCTCGCGGCAACGGAGGGCGTGGTGCGGATGGGCGTCCTCATGGCGGCGGCGGGATGACGGAGGACGTCGGACGGTTGATGCGTTGGTGGCGTAGGTAGTTGGGGAACGCGCCCAACTCCAACCCGTCCGCGTTATAGACCGTGATGATTTTGGTCCGGGCTATCTCGTCACGGAGGCGGCGGACGTACGCGTCCGAGACGTTGTCGAACGGGTACACGTAGCCACGTATCGCGGCGACCGTGGCAACGAAACGTCCCTCGTCGTCGGCCATGGAGATGAGCCCGATGAGCAGGAGCCGCGCGTCATGGCTCAGTGAGACCACTTGGGCGTCCGACCATAGGCCGGGCTTGATCGTGCGTATCCGCGGCATGTCGCGCGCCCCTCCTCAGGTGTGTCAGAGCGCGACGGGGTCTCGGTCACGGCCTAGGTCTAACGGGATGGCGGGCCAATCGTGCGACCCGGGTTGGTGCTCTCCGGTGATGACTAGCCACAGGACGCGGCGGCGGGTGTCGTTCCATGCGGCGATGACGGGGACGGCGTGATAGCGGATGGCGGTTTCCCGGAGCCGTTGCCAATCCTCGTGTTTGAGCCGTCCGGTCTTGCATTGGACGAGGACGGCGTGCCCGTCGTCGGGTGAAAGCGCCACGAGGTCCGCGACGCCGTGTGAGCCCGCGGACCGTAGGACGTACCATCCGCGGCGGGACAGGAGGTCTATGGCGCGATACTCAAGCCGTACGCCGGTCCGGTAGTTGGTCGTTGTCACGGGCGGTACGGCAACGGGTCTGTTGGCGGGGACGTGTCGTTGTCGGGTGACGCCCACGGGTCCTCCTCCCGCGGCTCCTCTGGCGGCTCCGCGGCGCCCGCAAACGTGCCGATGCGTGCGGCCAGGAGGTCCAACTCTGCGAGCGGGTCATCGGCTCGCAGGACGCGGGTGAGGGCGTCGCGCATGCCCTCGCTTGCGTTGACCTTTTCCAACGTGTCGATGAGGAGCGATGCCTCGCCGCGGGTGAGTTCGTTGGAGGAGGCCAGGGGTCGCCCGATGACCAACGATGCGAGGCGGAGGCGGACCTCCCGGTCCCGTACGCCCATCTCGGTGAAGAGGGCGTGCAACTTGGTCCTCTGCGCCGGATAGGTGGACCACGTGGAGGTATCGCGCGTGTCCTCCTGTGTGGCTCCCCCGGGTGAGCCGTTGTCCTCCGCGGATGGGGGGATATCCACGTCGGCGGGCGGCGCCGTCGTCACGACGTCGTCATATCCGGGCTCACCCGGGAGAGGTATCGTGCCCGTCTCCGCCGCGGGAGTATCCACCGGCGCGGCGGAGACGGGGTCTGCGGGTTCCGCGGGTGCGGGCTTGGTGGTGCGACGTGCGCGCCTGGTGGGTCGCGCGTCGGTCCCGTCGTGGTGGACGTCGGGGTCTGCGTCGTCCTGCTCCTCCAACGCGACGAACCCGGAGATGACGTCGGAGAAAAGGTCCCGGGCCAACTCCGCGGACGCGCGGGCTTTGAGCATGGCGCGCGGGTAGCCGGACCACCCGGTCCCGCGGAGGTTGGCGCGCTTGGCGTCGTCAATGGTCCACGTGACCTCCGACCAATCCTCCGCGCCCTTGCGGCGGCCTCGTGCCACGCACCGTGCCGACGTGGACTCCGTGAACACGAGTTCGTGACCCGCGGCGAGGATGAGCCCGCGCATCGTTTCGGCCTTGAGGGCAACTTGCCCGTTGACGACGTACACGGACCGGAGGGCGGTCATCGGCGGGAGACCTATCTCCCGGCCGTACAGGATGGACGCGGCGATGGCGGGTGCCTTGCCGCGGAGGGCGGCGGGCACGAGTTCGGTGCCCGCGATCCTCTGCGCCAGGACGGCGACGTCCTCCACCACGGCAATCCACGAGTCGGTCCGCGGCGTGACGAGGGCGACCCGTTGGTCCCGGAGTTCTAGTTGGCGCCCGGTCATTCCACACTGTCCAACGTGACGGCGTACTCACCTTCACGGTCGTTGTCGTCGGTGGCGAAAAACTCCGTGACGTCCTCTAGTGCCTCCGTGAAATAGGAGCGCACCGTGTCGTCATCGATGGTCTTGCCGTCTGTCTTTTCTACGGTGAACGTGGCACGAAAAACGGTCATGCGTCGTGGTCTCCTGCCTCCGCGTGACGGGTGAATGGGCGCGACACGTCTAGTGCCGTGTCGGGTGACTGCGGTCCAACGCCGACGCCGTTGTCTAGGAGGAGCGCAATGGAGAGCGGTTGCCCACCAACGGAGTCGGTCCATATGACGTCGGTGACGGCGTGCGGGACGTCGGGCTCCTCGGGCAGGAACACGACGTCTCCGCGGCGTACCTGACGGAGAGCCATCGTGCGTGTCGGTCCGGGCGAACTCATCGCACGGCCTCCAATCGTGGCGGGGCGGGCGGCGTGTCGACGGGCGCGCCCAACGGGGGGACGTCCTTCCATGGGCGCAGAGTGGAATAGGCGGCGCGCAGGTGCAGGAACGCGCGAAACGCGGCCTCGTCCGCGACGACGGGCACCACGCGCACCGTGTCCGGGAGGACGTGCATCACCTGCACCACGTCCACGGGCGGCACCGGCAACTCTCCGTCGTCGGTGAGCATCACGTCCGCGTAGCGGTAGGCGGCGAGTTGCAACGCGGTCTCCGGGTAGACCCCGCTCCCGGTCTTGATATCCCCGAGGAACGTGAGCCCGCGGAGGTCGGAGCCCATCAGGTCCCACGTGCCGCCGTACTGCCAACGGCGCGACGCTACGGGGGTCTCGGTGTAGTGCGGGACCACGTGCCACGTGTCGAGCCACCGGGCGTATGCCTCAACGGGTCCCACGAGTTCGTCGGGGACGTCGACCTCCACGCCGTGGACGAGTTGCTCGCCTAGTTCGTGGATGCGGGTCCCGCGTCCCATCGCACTCTTGGACGTGCGGTCCGCGGCGCCGCGGACGGCGGCGAACCGTGCGGACGGCTCCATCTCTAGGAGTTCGTCCCAATGGTCTATGACGTAGTCCGCGGAGGACCGGGACGCCCAACCCACCAACGCGGGCTTGGCTAGGACCGCGTTGAGGATGGTCGTTACCCCGGGGAGTTCGTGGTCCCCGTCTAGGTATTGGTGCCACGAGCCGCGGTTGACACGACGGAGCCCGCTCACGGCGTCGGCTCCACGAGGACGTCCGGAGGCCAATCGCCGCCGTCTGTCTCTTCCCGGTACTCACACGGGTACGTGTACTCCTGCTCCCGGTCCGAACATGCCACGCACCACACGCCCCACGTGCCGTCAACGCGGCGGGCCACGGCGGGAACGTGGAGGTTGGTCAACGTGGTCCTCACGCCCGGGTCCGCACGCCGTACGGGGCGGGGAACCTGACCACCCGGACGTCCATGGCGCGCTCCATCCGATGCCAACACTCTCGGCACGCGGCGCGCTCCGTCATGTCGGGGTCCGCAATGACGATGACGGCGGCGGCGTTGCGGCATACCTCGCACGTTGCGGCGGTCATCGGGTGGTCCGCCGCACGGTCTCGCGCCAACGGCGGAGGTCATAGTCAACCTCCGCCAGGGCTACGTAACACTTGGCGAGGAGCGTTTGGCGTTGCTCGCGGGTCATCGGTTGTCCTTCCTCAACTTGGCTAGGCGGAGCCGTGCGGCTTGCTCGGAGGCGGCGGAGGAGATGGCGGCGGAGAGTTCGTCGGGGTCCATCACGCCGTCCGGGTCCACTTGGTCCCGGAGGCGGCGGTACATCGCCGCCCGGGCGGCTTCGGCCTGTCTCTCCCGGGCTCCGGGTTGGGACCATCGCTTGCCCGCGCCGATGCGGGCGCGCTCCTGGCGTTCCGCCGCGTTCACCACGAGTCCGCGGCGGCGGCAGTGTCAATCTCGTCCCCGTCGTGAACGGTGACGATGGCGTCAAAACCGTCCGTGCCGAACACGACGCGCACCCGGGCCAGGAGGTCCGCCCCGGGCACGGACGCCCCGTTGAGCGCCCGGGACAGGGTGGACGGGGCGACGTCGAGACGGCCCGCTATCGCGGTGAGCGTGACGGGTTTGATCCCGGCCCGCGCGGCGCGGTCCCATAGTGCGCGGCGGTCAATGCCGAAATGCGGCGCCATGAATCTATCCCCACGTTGGTTTGTTGCTCGGGCGCAACGGTGATGAGCGGCGGGGCGGCGGCTTTCCCTGCCCCGGTCGCTTTCCGTGGACGCAACCCTGTACCCGTTTTACGGGCAATAGCAACGCGCCGACGCAACGTGTTGCTCTGGACGCACCGACCGTCCTACGGTGTGAGGCCAACGCTTACACGCAACGATGACAGGGGACCTCGTGGCACAGAAAACCAACCCGCCCGACGTGGCGACATGGGCGGGCGGGCTCACCGATGCCCAACTCTCATGCCGGGACTACGGGCACTATTGGCGCCCGTTCACGGCGTCATGGGAGCAGGAGTCCCGGTCCTATCACCGGGTCCTCCGGTGCGGACGATGCAAGACCGAGAGACACCAACTCCTAGATTCCCGCGGCCACCCGGTCCGCGGCCACTATGACTACGCGCCCGGCTATCTCGCCCCGGCCGGGACCGGGCGCCTCGTCGGGGAGGACCGCGACGTCCTGCGCCTTGAGTCCGTGGTCCGCCTCATGGGCGCCGACGACGTCGCGGCGGCGCGACGACGACAGAGGAGGGCGTCATGAAAGAGGTCTCGGTCACGGCATGGTGCGACGGGTGCGCCACGGAGGACGGCGGCACCGTGGAGCCCGCAACGGAGGAGGTCACGGTGACCATCGGTCCGGGCAGACCGCGGCTCTTGGACCTCTGCGAGCGGCACCGTAAAGCCCTCGTGGAGCCGTTGGCGTTGCTCCTGGCGGAGTCGGGCCAGGACCCGCCGCAGACGCGGCAGGCGTCCGCCAGGACGCCCGGACGGCCACCCGGGCGGACCGGGCAGAAACCGCGGCACCCGGACCGCTTCCCGTGCCTCTGGTGCGACGTGATGTACGGGACGATGGGCGCCCTCTCAAGCCACTACGTCCGGGACCACGGACTCACGGACGGCAAGGTGGAGACGGTCTACGGGACCCGGTGCCCGGAGTGCGGGGAGACGGTCAACGGCGGCGGTCCCGGGTTCGGCGTCCACGTCCGGACGGCGCACGGCGCCACGTCGGTGGCGCGCCTCTTCGCCAACGTCGGCACGTCCGACCCGTTCGGCGTGGTCGCCGCCCGCCGCAAACGGCGGCACCGGATCTAGCCCGGACATGACGGAGCCCGCCCTCACGGTCACTTGAGGGCGGGCTCCGTGCGTGATCCCCCCGCGGGGGAGGATAGCGCCGCCTAGTCCACGAGTCCCATCGTCCGAACGGCCTCATGAGCCCGGGACGTTTTCAGGTTGGCGGCGTAGCGGTCGAGCATCTCCCGGTCCCGCCAACCCATGATCGCCATCACGTCGCCCTCCGCGACGCCCGCCCTTAGGAGGTCATCGGTGCGTGTGTGGCGAAACCCGTGCGCCGTGACCTCCGCGGGGTCATACCCCGCCGCGAGCCCGCGCCTCTTCACCATGGTCAGGATGCCGCGTCCCTTGAGCCGCCCGCGCCCGCGGGTCGCCATCCACAGGGGACCCGTGGCGGGGTCGGACACCAACTTGTGTCGGGCGCGCATCGTGAGCCAACGCCCGAGGGCGGCGGCGGTCTTGGCGCCGATGGGCACGAGGCGCCCTTGCCGGACCTCTGTGCGTCCCTCCATCCGGAGGACGGGCGCGTGACGGCGGGTGCCCTTGAGAGCGGCCACGAGGACCGTGCCGCGGGCGAGGTCGACGTCCTCCACGTAGAGCCCGGCCAACTCCCCGCGGCGGACCCCGGTGGCGATGAGACGGAGGATTGCCTCGTCCCGGACGTCCTCGAAATCGCGGCGGTCGGAACACGTCGCCAGGACGTCGGCGGCGAACGTGCCGCCGTAGGCGCGCGGCGCGGGCTCGGACGGGGAGTACCCGGTCACGCCGTCCATCGGGTTGCGGGCGCCCGGGTCGACCTCCACCACGAGCCACCGGAAAAAGGTGCGGAGGCGGCGTTGCCTGGTGTTGGTGCCGCCCTGCGTGTGCTCCTGGCGGTAGGACAGGAAATACGCGTCAAGGTCCGCGGCGGTCAGGTGCAGGAACCCGCCCGCCTTGCCGGTGGCGTCGCACCACGCGGCCAGGGCGTCGATGGCGTCCAAGTAGGCGCGGACGGTCTGCGGGGAGTAGAGGTCACCCGCGGTGGAGGGTGCGGCTCTCAGGTGGGCGGCGTAGAGGTCCCGCTCTAGCCCGCGGGTGCCGACGCCCGCGGAACCAATCGGGGACACGGCGGCGAGGACGGCGCCCGTGGCGCGCGGGCTCTTGAGCGGCGTAGCGGTCCTACGCGGGCTCATGCGTCGCGCCTGTCGAAATAGTCGGGGTCGAACCCGTCCGCGTACTCATCACGGGAGAGGGCGTCGGCGTAGCCGGTCCGGGTCGGACAGTCGGACATGTGGTAATCGGTGCAACCGCACGGGCCTAGGACGTCGTCGTCCTCGGGGCGGTCATGGTCGTTGGTCATGGGCACGAGATTGCTCCTAGCAACTCAGAGGCGGTCAAGACCTCTAGGTCACCGGAGTGTTCGCGCGGGCGGGAGCCTAGCCTGGGTTTGTGCCCTCTAAAAGTGCACTAGCCCTGGTGGCGCCCCCGGTAGGATTCGAACCTACGCCACCGCCTCCGGAGGTCCTAGCGGGTAACCGTGATGCTACAGGCGCAACGCCGCAGGTCAAAACGTTTGCGATCTTGCATCTCGGAGCAGAGGGCGGGAGTCTAGGAACGAACACGAAAGTGACGTAACGGGGATAGTCCTTCCGGGGTAGGAGGCTAGTCGCGGTGAGCCGTGCGCCAGGGTTTCGGATCGACAGGGACGCCCTCCTAGAGGAGGCGGCGCGGGCACGCATCGTGCCAACACTCACGGCCATTGCGCACGCGCTCGGCGTCCCGCCGTCGACCGTGTCCCGCGCCCTCCACGGGCGCCCGGGCGCGGAGTTGCTAGCGCGGCTCCGTTGTCGGTTCGGGGCGGCAGGATTCGCCCGCGTCGTGACCGTGGACTGTGGCGGCGGGCCGTGGCGCGGTTCTGTGGATAACGGCGTGGTGAACATCCCCCGGTCCTTGCGTCCACGCAAGACCGCCCGCTAGCGTCGACCCCGGCAAGCCCGGGTCCTGTGTATCCCCGTGCACTCCCGGGCTTGCCCCTAGAGCCCGATGACCGCCAGGAGCGCCAGGACCGCCGTAGCGGCGCCCGCGGCAACCGCGAGGACCGCCAGGAGCCCGCCGAGGGCGGCGGCGCCCAGAGCGGCCAGGAGACGCGCGTCCCGCCCTGTCCCGCGCCGCCGTCCCCGGGTCATTCCCGCCCCATCCATCGGTCATAGTCCCCGCGGCGCACGATGCGCCAACGGGACGCGGCTCCCAACCCAACCGCGAGCCCGAGGAAAAACGCTATCGGCGCGTAGGCGGCAACCTGCGCCACGGGCTAGCGCCAATAGACGGCGGTCAGACCGACCCCGCCCACCACGACGTCCGCGGTCCTGGCCTTGACCTCCGCCCGGACCCGATGGTCCTTGCTCACGGAGTCGATGACCTCGTCGTGGATGCCGGTGGTCCCCGTCGTCAACGGGTGCTCCGCGTAGGCGGGTGCGGACACGAACTCTTGCCCGCCCTCTTTCTCATACTCCGCCCACCGGACAACCACGGTGGCGTCCCGGTCGGATGACGTGACGTCGTTGAGGCGGAGTTGCCCAACCACCTTGGCTCCGGAGAGGTTGAGCCACGCGTACCCGTCCGGGTGGACCTCGCCCGCGTCGGCGGACTCCGTCGCAAACTTGACCGGGACCCAATCGGCGCCCGAGGCCAGGGTGAAACCCGGGCCACTGAGTGACACGTATTCCGGCATGTCGTCGTCCTCTCCTCCGCCGCCCGCTAGGCGGTCCCTGATGTAGCCGCGGACCTCGTCCATCCGGTAGGCGGGGTCACCGGACCCGTTGCGCCCGGGGTCCCACTTGCCGGTCGTTGACGTCTCTTTGTGTCCGCGGCAGTAGGACTCGTCCTTGCGGAAGTGGCGGAGCACGGCGGCGGCGGCACGGACGGCGGCGTCTCCCTGCTCCTGCGAGACGGGTTGGCTCCCGGAGTAGTCCAACTCAAAGCCGATGAGTTGCGCGTTGGCGTCCCCGGGACTCGTGGGTCCGTTGCCGTTGCACTCCCCGCCGTGGTTGGCGCGTCCCGCGGCGATGACGTGGCAGACGCCGTCATAGCCAATCATCACTTGGCACAACGGCCCGGGGAGGTCCGACCGTCCGTGGACGCACGTGGAGAGAGTCGGGTTCGGATTGGAGTAAGAGGTCTTGGTGCCCGTGTGATGTTGCAGGACGCCGTACGGGTCGAATGAGCCCGTGGACGACGGGCGTCCCCGACTCTTCCAACCCTCATACTCCCGGACCTTGCAACCCTCCTGGCGGAGTGCGTCCGCTAGCCATGTCTGCCACACGTAGGACACGGCGCCTCCCTAGTGGTTGTAGACGCGGTCCCGCGGGCTTGCGAGGTCACGGAAAATTGCGCCGATGAGGACGAGAGCGGGGACCGGGTGGATGGTCCGGTCCTGCTCCCGTGGTGGGACGCCCGGGTCCCGCGGGTCATGGCGCGGCCAACGCGTCCCGTTGTCGCTCACGTGCCGTCGCGCTCCCCGTCGTCGTTGCTCGGCGCGGGCTCCGCGTCGGGCTCCGGTGCGTCCTCGGAGCGCTCCTCGCTCGGGCGGAGGTCCACCCGCTCATCGGGCTCCACGACGACAGACGGAGTCTCGTCGGGCTCGACGTCGGGGCGGTCAGGTGTCGGTGTCTCGGTCATGGTGTGCCCTCTCTTATAGTTCGGCGGAAAATTGCAGGAACGAACCGACGACGCCATACATCGCGCCCGCGTTACCGGCCGTCGCATTCCCGGCCGGGATGACGGCGCCGAGACTGACCGACGACGGCGTCGCGCCGTCAAGCGCCATGGACGTTAGCCCGACGTTGTTGGCGATGAGCATCCCGTACGCGCCAATCGGGTTAGGGATGGTCAGTGTCGGCGCGGCCCGCATCACGACGGGCATCTCGACCACGCCCACAAAGTTGACGTTGTTCCAAAACAGTCCGGTACAGATGCGGGACGTTCCGGTGGGACCGGCGGCCCACGTGAAAAAATAGCGCTGGCACCACGCGAGTTGCTGTTGCAGCGGTAGCCGCTCAAACGGGGTCGCGGTCGGCCCGGCCTCTAGTTGCACATCGGTAACCGTGATGACGGCGTTTTGGATGCCGATACCCGACGCGCGGGCCGCGTAGTCGGTGCCCGCACTGAGCCACAGGTTGACGGTGAGGGAGTCGTTGGCGTTTGACCCTAGGGCCTTGCCGCCGATGCCGGGAAGCGTTACCGGGATCGTGTAGCGGGTCGGTGTTGTCGAGATGGTGACTGCCGGTCCCGCCGTGTTGACTCCTACGCCTGGACTGCCACCCGTCCCGAAGTATTGCGCGAACTCTGCGGAAATCTTCGGGGTGCCCGACGCCGCATAGGCGACGAAAGACAACACGGCCTGCCGCCCAGCGAGGGTTTGCACGCCCTCGCACTTGTGGATTAGTTGCGCGTAGTCCGCCGCCGCCGACTGCCCGGAGACCGTCGCACGGAGTGCGTTTTTGGCGCCGTTGGCGCCCGCGCTGAGTCCGAGAACGGAGACCACGTCAAGGGCGTAGGTGCCGCCGATACCTGACTTGAGCCACCCGTCCGCGGTGTAGACGCCGTTTGCCGAGAACGGACCGAAGCCACGCTGGGCCACTCCAATGTCACCGTTGCGGATCAGGTTGCGGAACCCGGACGGCACCAACGATGACCGGTCATCCATCGGCCCGAGAATCGCCTCCACCCGTTCCGCTATCGCCTGCATAGCGTTCTCGCCGTCCATCACCCGGTCCGTGCCCTGCGGGTAGGGGATGGCGTAGCGGGGCGTTGTGGCGGTCATCGTGTGCTCCTCATGTCCAAGTGTCCCAAGTGACCGCGGGCGCAACCGCGTCCCAACGCAACGATGCGGCAGTGTCGTCCCAACGCCCGAGAGACGGCAGCGGGCCTAGGCAGGTGGCGTCATTCCACGTCATCGTCCCCACGTTGTCCCACGTCGTTGACGGCGCCATGTCATTCCATCGTGGGGCGGGCACGGTGCGGCAGTACGCCGACACGGAAAACGTGAGTTCGTGCCCGCCGTAGGTGAGCCGCTCCGTCCAACCCTCGATCCATAGCGAGTTGACCGCGCCGGGGGACGGCGTGCCCGCGGGTTGCCCGGTGAGTTGCAAGAGGTCATGAATCTCTAGCCCGAGGATTGTCGTGGTGCGGGCGGCGTCAAGGATGGAGAGGTCCAACGGGAGGTCCGTGACGTTCCATGCGGGGTCCCCGCCGCGAACGGTGAGGATGCCCGCGCGGGCTTGCGCATCCGCCAGGGCGGCTAGTCCCGTTGTCGCCGTGTACGCGTACCGCCCAAAGGTGGCGATGGACTCCGCGTTGGTCGACGTCGTCACGGGTTGCTCGCCGCCGTCCGGGGCGACGCCGTACGCCAACGCCACGTCGTTGACCAACCCGGCCGCGGTCTTGGACCATCGCGGCGCCATGAGGACGTCACACGCGTCCAACGTGACGGCGGGCGGGGTGTTCCTCCGGTGCTCTGCGTCGGCGTAGTTGAGGAGCCCGTCCGCCGACTCCCACAGGATGCCGCCGCCGTCTACGGCGGTCTCGTGGAGGAGGTCTAGGGCGGCTTTGCGGTCCACGTCGCGGGCCAGGAGTTGCACCGTGCCCGGGTCAACCTCCCCCACGGTGACCGCGGCGGCGGCGAGGATGCGGGCGGCGCGCGCCCCGTCCGACTCCTGCGGCCACGGAACATCGCCTATGTAGCGGCGCCCGGTGGCGGCGAGCGGTCCCGCCGCAATCACTTGCCCGCGCGGCACCACGTCCGGCGCCGCGCCGTACGGTCCGCGCCCTATCTCCCACGTGACGTCAACGTCGGTGACGCGCCCGACGAAACGGGGAAACCACGTCCCGCCGTGTTGGGTTTCCACCACGAGGCGGGCGCCAATGTCCATGGTGGGCGGGACCTCACCCGGGAGCGTGAGGGTTACCGTGGAGGCTTCGGGTTGTGAGTCGGGGTCTGACCGTCCGTGCCGCACGGTTGCCTCTAGGACGTCGCACGTCATGTCCGTCCCGGGCGGCACGGCGTCCGCCGCCCACCAACGGACACGGTGCGTCCCCACGGTCATGACGCCACCACGGCGGCGCGCCCTACCCGGACCTCGTGCGCGCCGAGGAGGCGGGAGATTTGGCGGGCGACGCCCTCCGGGTCTAGTGCGCCGTTCACGTTGACGGTTACCCCGCCGCCGCCCGTCGTGCCACGAGCGGCGGCGGGTGCTCGTGCCACTCCGCGGAACGTCGCGGTCGCGCCCGTGGTTGTCCCGGTCGCCGCCGCGTTGAGTCCCGGGATATGCGGGATTTTGGGGACCGGGATTTTGCGGATGAGGTCCGTGACGGAGGACACGGCGGACGTGATGCGGTCAATGATTCCGGAGATGACCGACCATGCCGCGGTGAACGGCGCGACGAGGATTCCGCGGAGTGAGTCCCACACGGAGCGGAACCATCCGAGGACGGCTTGCGCGCCGTTTTGGATTTGGTCCCAATGCCTAGCCACGACGAGGACCGCGAGCCCGATGGGTCCGGTGATGACCGCCAGGAGTAGCGGCCAATTGCTCTTGATCCATGACCACGCGGCGCGTGCCGCGTCTAGGACGGCTTGGAATGCGGCGTCAACGATGCGGCGGAACGTGGCCGATTGGGTATAGGCAATGACGATGATCGCAATGAATGCCGCCACGGCTACCACCACGAGCCCAATCGGGTTGGCCGTGAGTGCCGCGTTGAGGAGCCATTGCGCGCCGGTCCAAACCGCGGTCGCCGCTTTGGCTACGGCTTGGATGGCGGTCCATGCTTTGGTGACCGCGTTGACGGTCACGATGATGGCCGCGAGCCCTGCGACCACGCCGATGAGGATGGTGAGGGTTCCCGCGTTGTCCTGTGCGATCTTCGACAGTCCCGCCATTTTGTCGGCAAGGATTCCCACGACGGGAAGCAACGCGGCGCCGATGCCCTCTTTCGTTTCGTTGAGGTTGTTGGTCAGGATTTTGTACTGACCCGCCGCCGTGTCCGCGGCGGCGGCGGCGGACCCGCCCGTGGTGCGCGCCAACTCGTCCGTGATCGCATTCATGTCCCCGGACGCCAGGATGGCTTTGTCCATGCCGGGGACGAGACGCCCTAGCGCCGTGGTCTGCCCGCCGTAGCCCTTTGCCAGGGCGGCGGACACGGCGGTGACGTCCTTACCCGTGGCCGCGGAAATGTCGAGCGCGAGGGCCATGGCGTCTTGACTCTTCGACACGTCGCCCGTGGCGCGCACGAGGTTGCCCAACGCGGGGCGGAGGTCATCGTCCGCCACGCCCGTTGCCTGCGACGTCTTGGTTATCCAATTCTCGGTTGAGGCAACCTGCTTATCGGTGGCGCCCGCGGAGTTTTGGAGTGCCTTGGCGAGGAGGGCTTGCCCTTGCGCGTCCTCCGCGGCGGACTTGACCCCGGACACCAGGACGGCGCCAACGGCGGCGAGCCCAACCGTTGCGACGCCCGCCGCCTTGGAGAGACCGCCCGCCCACTTGGAGGTCTTGGCGCCCGACTCGTCCATCGCCGCGGAGGCTTGCTTGGCGTCCGCCAGGATTTTGATAGCGAGGATGGCGTTAGGCACGGCGTCCTCCCTTCCTCATCTCACGGGCGTTTGCCTCAATGACCGCCACGGCGGTTAGCACGGTCTCCGGGTCCTCCTGCCACCAATCACTAGGCGCCGTCTGGGTGGCGACCGCTAACTCAACGACGAGGCGGGACCATGTCCCGCGGCGGTAGGGGTGACGTCGGAACTCCCGGTCTCGACAACCTCCACGATGCGGTCCATGACGACGACGGGGTCTGTCTCGTCCACGTCGCCCTGACGGATGAGGGCGGCGGCGCACACGAACCCTTGCAAGAGGAACGGCGCGTCTGTGGCGGCGGGCCACTTGTGCGAGGACCGGGTGAGGTCATAGCGGCGGTAGTCCCTCTGATCTACAACCGCCTCCATGACGGAGCCGTCGTCCATCGTCACCTTGGTGTGTAGTCGCTGCGGCGTGTCTGGCACGGGGACACACGTCCTCTCTAGGTCTTGGCTTTGGTGGCTACCTGCGTGTCAATGAGCCGTTGCACGTCGTCCTCATAGATTCCGACCCACACGGCTTCGGTCTGTGTCCATGCCTCCGTCACGAACGGAACGCCCGCGATGTTGCGGGCCGGGACCCCGGAGTGGACGGGCCACCCGTAGGCGATGGGCGTTCCAACCTCCGCGCCCTCCCGGGTGCCCTGGCCGCTAATGGAGCCCTGTAGGGCGCCGGTCAGACGCGGCGCGAGACGGCGCGCCGCGGGTGCAACCGTGTTCGCAACTTTGGTGTTGGTGGCGGAGAGGTCCTTGAGTCCCGCGGCGATGCCGTGGAGGGCGGCGGCTAGTTCCCGGTCGCCCTCCACCTGTACCGCGGGACCGCGCGTCATGACGGGACGGGCTCGCTTTCCTGCGGCGCGGGCGCGGCGGTAGCGGCGGCGGTCACCGTGGACCACGTCACGTCGGGTTTGCCGACACACGCCCACTCCACGTCCGACGTGAGGACGTCACCGAACTCCCCGTCACTCGTGCCGATGGACATGGGGTCCACGGTCACCGTGCCCTCAACGGAGAGGGCCGTCTCCGTCGTCGCAGGGACGTACGTGAAGGGGACCGCCTCGCCCGCGTTGGTCCATGAGTACTCCGTCACGCCGCCCGTGTTGAGGTCCTGTAGCAACGTGCCCGCGAGCGTGTAGGAGTAGGCGACGGACCCGGGGACCTCGTCCCCACACAGGACCGTGATGGCGTCGCCCTCGTCCTTGTCCACGTTGAGCCCGAGGGACTGCACCTGACACGAGAAATCCGTCCCCGGAGCCGTCCCGAGAGTGAGCGTGCCCGGACCGAACCGGACCACCTTGACCGCCATTAGTAGCCTCCGGAAACCGTGAGTGTGAATCGCAGGACAGGGACGGCGCCTTGGTCTTGGACAAGCCACGCCCACGGCTCCCACCGGGTGACCTTGCCGACCGCCAGGAGGGCGGTAGCGACGTCGCCCGAGAGTTCGTCACCCGCGTCCGTGGGGACCGCGGGGGAGCCGTTGGGGAGCGCGACAAACGCGTACCACGTCTCATCGGTGGCGCACGCGTTGACGGGTTCGGAGCCCGCCCACACGGGCCACGCCGAACCCGCCGACACAACGGCGGGCGGGGACGACGTGACCGCCAGGGCAGAGACGGTCTTGAGTGCGTCCACGATGGCGTCCCGGGTGAGGCTCATGCCAACACCTGAGAGAGGTACGGCATCTCTAGCCGCTCAATCTCCCCGTCCCATCGGCGCAAGACTTGGGACCCGAACTCCGCGTCAACGCCGATGAGACCTAGCGGGACGCCCCGCGCCGCGCACTCCCGCCCGCAACGGCGGAGGACGGCTTGATAGAGCGGCTCCGGGAAGAGGTCCGGGTCCGCGGGTACGCGGCACCATTGCGCCTGTAGCGCCAACTCCGCGGCGAGGACGTGCCCTAGTTGCGCGTCGTCAACGGCGGTCGCGGGCGTTTGCAACCACGCCCGGACCTCCGTCAACGTCGGCGCTTGGGTCATCGGCGCGCGGTCTGCGACGTACCTCCGCCGCCGCCGCCCGCGCCCGCCGCCTCAAGGGTGAGCGGACCAATGCCCGTGACCTTGGAGAACGATGCCGGGTTGACGTTGAGGAACGCGCCATACCCCGCGTAGCCCACCAACTGCCCGAGGACGTCGGGCTCCTGCACCTGCAAGAGTCCGTCCACGTCCTCATACCACTCCGCGAATCGGGACGCGCCAATGATGGCCGTGTCCGCCGCAAAGTGCGGGTCCACGACGAGGCGGAGCCCGAGAGGGTTACCACTCGTGGAGCCGATGGTCAGGGACGGGAACGCGGCGGAGCCCGTCGCAACAACGGTCATGGACCCGAGGACGCCCCACACGTTGGGCGCAACCCACAGGGTGTCCGGAAGCCCGTTGTTGCCGCCGTACATGCCCGCCGCCGCCGTGTAGAGGGCGGAGAGCAGGGACGAGTAGGTGTCGCCCGCGGCCTGCGTCGCGGTGACCGACGCGGCAAACTGAGTGCACGCGTCGGCGTCGGTCTGGTCCGCGTAGATCGCCGCGAAATCGTCAAACACGATTTGCAGGATGGACGGCGAGGTCCACTTGACGTCCTGGCGGGAGATGTTGAGATGACCCGCGTACGTCGCCGCCGTCACCGGGAGATTCCCGATGACCATTTTCTGCGACGCCGTGAGGTCCTTTTCTACGGCCTGCTTTCCGACCGTGACGTGCTGCGTGACCTTCGGGCGGTCGAACTTGCCCGCGGCGAGCGGCCGATTGGTGATGGAGGAGATGAACGGGCGCACAGTCGGGAGCATGTTGACGACAGGACCGAGAATCTGACGCGGGATGAGACCCGGGTTGTCCGTGGTCATCTGGTGTGCGGTCGCCCGCTCAATGGCGGCGGTAGCGTCCGGGTCCCGCATCGTCATGGCGCGGTGGACGGCGATGGCCCAATGCGCGGGCGTCGGGAACTCCCGCGCAATGTCGTACTCAGGTTCGGTCACCCGGGTTGTCGCGGTCTGGCGCGGCGTCTGCGGGACGCGTCCACGGAGGACGGCAACCCGGCCGGTGCGCTCCTCAACCTCGGTGTAGTGCTCAATGCTCCGGGTGAGTTCCTGGCGCCGCGTGTCGTCGCGGTCTATCTGCGCCTGCTCCTCATCGGTGACGTCGCGGTCCGCTTCCGCGGCGCGCTCAAGGATGGTGTTGACGCCGTCCGTGATGGTGTCGAACTCCGCATTGAGTCGGTCGAGATATCCGGGCACGGTGCGCCTCCGGGGTCACAAAGGGATGGGGCGTCCTTTGTGGCCGGGTGGCGGGTCTCTTCGGGCCGGGTGGCGGCTCTAGGGCCGGGTGGCGGCTCGCCCGGGTGGCGGCTCGTGTTCTGGACTCTTGCCCGCACCGTAGCCCTTGGCGCGCCACGCGTCGAGACGTGGCCGCGCCGTCTGAGTTACTAACTCGTGGTGGCGGGCGACGAGGACACCCGCTCCCGCGTACTGCGGAACGGGCGTCGCCGCAACGTGACGGACCCCGCAAATCTCGCGGACGAAAACCTCCCGCCCGCCGCGGGTCACGGACCTCGTGCGGTACACGTGCGCCGAGACGGACCAACCCGTGAGTTCCCCGGACCGTGCCGCCTCCGCCAACGGGTGCGAGCGGTCCAACCGGAAACCCGCATACGCGCCGTCCGCTTGCTCCACGAACTCCACGCACCGACCGAGGAAACGGTCCCCGTCGTCCCCGGAGTGACCGACCATGAGGTTGACCCAACGCCCGCCCTTCGCGGCGTCGCGGGAGTACGCGCCGTGGGCGAACTCCTCCACGTAAAAGTTGCGCCCGTCGTCGGTGACGCGTTGCTCCACGCCGTAGGGGACGGCGCGACCGTAGACCGTCCACCCGTCACCCACGGGCTCCAATGCCTGCGACGCGCGCTCAATGACGAGTTCGCTCATTGCACACTCTCCGGGGTCAACTCAGGGACGCCCTCGGGCGTGGTGCCCGGGTCCGTCGTGTCCGCCATCGGTGGACGTCCGAGGACGGCGCGCGCCTCGTCCGTCGTCACGAGTCCCGCACCGTGCAACGTGGACAGGACGTTGGCCGTGGACGCCGTGTCCGCCCTCATCCGCGACGTCCAATCCCACGTGACCGACGTCCCGCGCGGCATGAGCCACTTGGTGTACGCCGAGGACAACGGTTGCGCCCATCGGTCCGCGTAGTCCCGGACAAACGCAATGTCTGAGCCCTCCACGTTGAGGTACGTCATGGACGGTCCCTGTAGCCCGAGCATCCAATACGGGACGCCCACGATTTGCGACACCATCGTTGCGTCCCACGTGCGGGACTCCACAAGTTGCGCTTGCTCCGCGTTGGACACCACGGGCGTGAGTGTGTAGCCCTGCGGCAGGACCATCGGCTCCCGCGTCGCGGTCAACGTGAGCCACTTGGCTTTGAGTTCGTCCGCCTGCGGTTGCGTGATGGGTAGCGGCGATTGGAGTACGGCGGGCGGTAGCGCGCCGCCCGCAAAGTAGGCGCCCGCATGATGCTCCGCCGCGACCGGGCCACCAAGCCACTCCCCGTACTGCGCCAGGGCGCCGCGTCCCAAGACCTCACCGGAGCGCGCGCCGTAGGGGACGTGCAGGATTTCGTCACGGGTGAAGGACTGCCCGCCGATGACCCACCAATAGTCCCCGGGCGCCGATGGGTCCTCACCGATCCACACTTGGTCCGCGGGAACGGGCACGGTCCACCCGGGACGGTTGGTGCGAAAATCCATGTCGCCCATCAGAGCGAAATGGTTTCCGTAGAGGATGCCGTCCTCGGTCGCGCCCCATCGGTACGCCCACGGCGACACGTCCGGGAACGGGTCGACAAGGACCGCGGGTTGGTCCGCGGTCCGCTGCCAAATCCCTGCCGACGCGTCCCACGTCTGCGCGTGCCACGGGGTCCCCGCAATCGCGGACGCCAGGATGACGACGCTACGGCCGAACGGCGGTAGACCCATCGCCTCCCGTTCGGTGGCGGGCGCAACCTCACCCGCGGGCGTCGTCCACCCGTCCGCCAGGAAACCGAACTCCCGCGAGCCGCGACGGGACCCGCCCATCCGGCTAGCGCGCGACGACGGGA